TAGGTGGAGGAAACAATTATAATCTTCTTGGTTATCCAGTTGGTTATTACACTAATACAGGATTATCAAATATGGTTGAAAGTGTAAGCAGACCTATCTTATCAGTAAATCAATATTTAAGTGGTGGAGCACCCAGTCCTATGTATAGTATAGGTTCAGGTGAAGAACCATTTATTTTAGATGATATACAAGGAGGAAAGAAAAAAAAGAAGGGTAAAAAAAATGCTTTAATATATCCAACTTTAAGAGGTGGAGATAAAGCACATTTAAAAAAAATGAAATCATTACTCAAAGATTTAGAAAAACATAGAGATAATAAAACAGGTATTGACACTATTATAAAAAAACATAAAAGTATGTTAGAAGGAATGGGATACAAAAGTGATATGAAGGGGGCGGGTTTTTTTGATTGGGTTAATAGTTGGTTGCCCGATGCTTTAGGAGCAGTCCCAATTTTTGGATCAGTATTAAAACCTGTCGCTACAACTGTAAGAGATACATTATATGGTATGAATGAAACAGAACCTGAAATATATAAACAACCATATAAACCACCCCCGCCATTAAACACTGATATACCTAAACCAACTCAACAATATATACGCAAAAATCCATACTCTAAAAGAATGTAATTTTAATATATTTTTTAGTCAAATTTTTTAATTTTAATATATTTATTTTATTATGTAATATATATATATAATAATATGGAAGATAATTATACGTTTTCATTTGAATGTGGTAAAAGGTTGGCGATTATTAAAAGTAAAAGCAGTGGAAATAATGGTAAAATTATACACTTATATGATAAAAAAAAGAAGTGTTGTAATAATTGTAGTGTTGAAAAATGTAAAAAAAAATGTTGTGATAACTGTTGTAAAACATATCATAAAGAAAAAGAACAAGACAACATTACAACACATATAAAATTAAATGATGATGAATACTTTGAAGAACTACCAACCAATGAACCAAACCAAACAAATATCGTAATGATAAGTGCTAAAGCAGGAGCAGGTAAAAGTTATTATTTGAAACAATATATACAAAATTATAAAAAAATTTATAAAGATAATAAAGTTTATTTAATGAGTGAAAGTAATACGGATAAATTATTAGATGAATTAGTAAAAAGGATACCATTAGATAAATTTGTAGAAAGCGAATTAGAGTGGAATGATATACCAGACCATTCATTACTTGCTTTTGATGATATAGACTGTTTAGAAAATACAAAAGAAAATGGATTTTTAAAGAAAAAATTATATCATCTAATGAATAGTTCTATACAAAACGCCAGAAAAAAAAATATTAGTATTGTTCAAACAGTTCATTGTGCGACTGACGGACAAACAACCAAAGTGATGCTTTTAAGTTGTTCTTCTTTTGTGTTTTTTTTAAATTCTGTATCAGTTCAACATAAAAACGCTCTTAATAAATATTTAGGTATTTCAAAAGAAAATATTAAAAAAATATTAGAAATGAAAGGTAGATGGGTTTGTATATATAATATGACACCTATGGTTGTTATGGGAGAACGTGAGATATATATATTAGGTTCTAATTAATTTTTAATATTTTAAAATAAAATTTTAGAAATTGCGGAGAGATTTTTTATTTATTATAAAATAATTTTAGAATTTACCCGCAAATTCTAAAATTTATGCTATTCTAAAAAAAGTTAAATATGAAGTCTCAAAAATAATAGTATTTACGGGGTCAGGATTTTCACCGTATATATTTATTTGAGTTCCCGCTGTAAATGTGTCGTATGTTGTATTATTATAAATGACAGTATTTTCGGGGTTTGGTGATGCTGGCGTTGCGTCGTATGAACCGCCTTTATAATATCGCCCCGATGTTCTATTATATAAACCTATAATCCAATTCTCAGTCGCGCGATTTGGAGTGCTGTATATTTCAAAACTTTGATTTATTAAATAAATACCTGCTTCATTACAAGTTATAATGCCTGTAGTCTGATTATATACAAAAGATGCCGATATAGGATTATTATATTGAGGAAAACCCCCTGATTGTATAAAACTGGGAACTATAATATTCGGGACAATTATTGTGTTTGGTGGTATAGCACCCGAACCGCTATCATACCATCCAAAACACGATGGATTAACTGGATATGGTGATGGAGGAGGAGGCGAGGGTAATATTTTTTCAATGACATTAAAATTTACATCTGTCCCTATAAAAACATCCGCTGGAACTACACCTTTTAAATTTAATTTTTTTGATATATATACATCTTCACTATTTATTTCTTTAACATCTAAAAATTTGTCATTAATATATTTGTTATCACCATTCTCTTTTTCAAGATGACAATTAACAAAATCTATGATACTTGAACTCATATATATATATAAATAGAAAATTAAATATATCCTATATTATATATTATGAATACAGCATTAAATGGAAATGAGATAATAAAAGCATTAGATAATAAAGTAAAAGTATTATCTTATGATGAATTATTAAAATATGATACTATTGATGAGGCATTTTATCCTTTTAACAAATTAGTTATTCTTTATTTTTGGGATTTTTCAAACAATACAAAATCAGGACATTATATAGCAATAAGAAAAGATAAAAATAAAAATGTAATATATGTATTTGATAGTTATGGACGATTTATAGATGATAATTTATTAGAAATTGACCCTTACAAAAGAAAGAAATACAAACAAGATTTTAAACAATTAACATATTTATTATTAAATTCACCTTATAGAATTGAATATAATGAGTTTCAATTTCAACAAAATGACAGTGCGGTGTGTGGTAGATACTCTATATATTTTTTATTAAGAGATGATTTAAATATGGAACAATTTCAAAAACAATTTAGTAAAAAGGATTACAAGAAAAATGACGAGTTAATTTTACAATTAACTAATTTTATTTAATTTTTATCTATTATAATATATATATATAATGAATTCACATACAAAAAGTCCATTGTATTTTAACGTTCAACAATTGATTGGGTATAATCAACTTACAGCAAAACCCGCAGATGTAAATAAACAACCGAGTATATTAGAAATTTTTAACGAAGCACCTTTTTTAAAAAAAGCAGATGATTATTTTATAGGAGTTCAAAGGGCATTAATTCCTATTTCAGATGCCCCCCGTCTAATTGTTCCTCTCGCAAAATTCAATATAGATGGTAGTATAAATACTAATCCTAATAAATTGTTATACGTTATTTCACTCGCATATAGAAATATAGCAGGGGATATTATATTTAGTTTAAGTGATAATGTTATATATCAACCCGAATTTAAAGGAGGTGCTGTTCCATCTGTTATAAATGGAGTTCAAGATTTTACGACAAATAGAACCTATTATTTTGTTTATGATGTTCAAACCTTATTAACTTCAATAAATCAAACAATAATTGATATGTGGGGTAAATTTAGAGTTGGATGTCAAGCGTTAGGAGTAGATGTTTCTTTATGGACTAATATACCATATTATTCATTTGATGTAAATAATAGTAAATTTAATTTTAACGCTGATGAAAGATATATGCTTCAAGACCCTATAACAACATATCTACCTGACGGAACACCGACATATACACAAAGAGCAAGAGTTGAATTTTTTACGGATGGTTTATTACAAGATTTATTTCAAAATCCAAGTATATATTTCGCGTCAGATTTAAGATATAATAATATAAATTTGATTTTTAGAAATACAGTATCAAAATTAGATTATGTATATACATTAGATAATAATATATTAAAAATACCATCGTGGAAATCTTCATTAAATATGTGGTATGCTTTAACAAAAATAGTATTTACGATTAATTATGGTATAGCAACTAAATTAGAATATCTCAATCAACTTACGAGCGATGGTTCTTTAGAAAGTAATAATGTTATTGCGGGTGTTCGACCGTTAAGACCGATTTTGACAGATATACAAGTGGATATAGATAATTTTGCTTATAATAATAATTTTATCACTTATCAAACGTCTTCAATTTCTCAAATAAGATTGATAGATATAACAACCTCGCAAGATTTAAAAGATTTTCAAGTTTCAGTTTCGTGGATTTCTAATTTTAATATAAGTTATGATTTAGTCATACCTACAGGACAACCGTTGGATTTAAAATTGGCATTTTATCCTAAAACAACAACTTTAATATAAAAAATACTAAATTATAATTATTGATTTAAATATATAGATATATATTTAATTTCTTTCTAAAAAAATATATATCTATAATATATATATAAATGAGTAATATTATCCCTCAACCTCTAACAGACAACATTATTGAAGTTCGTGAAGGTTTGTTAGATTTTACTGTTCCAGCGGTCGTGGTTCAAAAACCATCTAACCTTTTGGCAATTAATCTAAATCAAACAAATACATTTAGTAATAGTGCTATTAGTGTCAAACTTGAAATCCCTAACGAATTCAATGTAGTTCAAAAAGAAATTTTGTGGCGACAATCATTTAATGTTAAAGTAAATGGTAATAGTTATACTAATGGAACACTTGAACCAAATCGTCCTATTTATGAATATGGATGTTTCGCTCCTCGCTCTAATGCTCTATCTAAAATTATAAATACTGCTACAATCACTCTCGGTGGTAGTTCTTACAGTATGACTATCGGTTCAGTTGTTGATATGCTTGAAAGATATAACACTGTTGCTCCTGAAAAATATAGAAGTCAATTGTCTCCTGTCTTCTTAGACCAATGTATTAATAATGATAGTCTCGTGGGTTCTGCTCGTAATGCTTTAAACGGTTTTAAAGAAGGTGGAAGTGAAGACGTTCTACACAGAAATACCGTGCCTTTTAGTGTTTCAAAAAATAGTGCTACTGAGTTTGATTTTATCATCACTCTTGAAGATTACATCCCTCTATCTCCTTTAAAATCAAATATTAACCTTTCTGGTGGCGGTGGTGATTACGGTTTAACTCACTTAACCTCAATGAACTTAGATTTAACATTTTTCGCTGGTGCTTTAGGACAACGTCTATTTTCATTTAGTCGTAATCGTTCTGGTGGAAATGTTC